CCTGTACAGAAGTACAGAACTACTATTGCCGATGACGGATCAGAAGTTAAGACACAGTATGTTCCAGTTCCATATGACATGTCATTTGAACTAGGGATTATTGGTAAGTCTCAGGATGATGGTCTACAGATCCTAGAGCAGATCCTACCTTTCTTCCAACCCAACTTTAATATCACTCTCAACATGATCAGTGATATGGATGAGAAGAGAGATATCGCTATCGTTTTGAATAACATCAACTACGAAGATGATTGGGATGATAACTTCTTAGATCGTAGAAGTATCGTATGGTCTCTAAACTTTACTGCTAAGTCTTACATCTACGGTCCTTACAGCAACAATGGTATCATTCGTAAGGCAACTATTTACGAATCTGTTGGAGACCTTGCTCAAAGCAGAAGAACTGCTGCTTACAGTTACTCGCCTAAGGCACTGGAAGACAAGAACAACGATGGTGTTATCACTGCTGCTGATGACGAACTAGTCATCTCCACCGACGACTTTGGATTTAATGAAGGGATTGAAATCTTATGAGCAAATTTGAAGAGAACATGGAAGATATCTTTGATATCGAAGTTGAGTCTACAGATATTGAACCGTCCAAACCAGTGCCACCAAAGGCAGAGAAAGACGATCAAACTAAAGACTATGAGTATACCCGTGGGTCTTTGTACTCACTCATAGATAAGGGCAGAGAGGCGCTAGACGGCGCTCTAGAGGTAGCACAGGAGTCTGGGCACCCTAGGGCATATGAAGTAGCTGTAAACGCCATGAAGCAGGTAGCAGACGCCACTGACAAACTCATCGATCTTCAACAGAAGATGAAGAACCTTGAGGCACCTACCAAGCAAGCAACGGGTAATACTACAAACAATCTATTTGTTGGTAGCACAGCAGACCTCCAGAAAATGCTCAAACAAATAAATAAGAATGAAGCCAAAGGAGAGTCATGATCATCAAACCTACTGGTAAGATCACATCGATCGATGTTGCCACTATTACAGCAGTATATGGTAGTGTTGTTTCTGGTACTCAGAAACTGAGATCAATGGAAATCCTACGTGCCAGTGTAGTTAAGATTGATAACCAATCAGATACTCCTATCTGTGCCAGAGTAGTTCATGTTGAAGGTCTCGAACCTTCTACTGGTCTGACATATAATCATAGTTATACTATTGACCAAGAAGTTGGCAATTATATGGATGTGATTGTCAAACCTGCCGAGACTGTATACATCAGAAAAGATCCTGGTCAGGTTAAATTTGATGATCCTAACGTTCCAACTTATCTTCCACAAACAGATGGTGAGACTATTGAGTTGAGACTTGCTCCTGACGTTGCTCCTGGAACTGGATTTATCTATGCTTCCCCCGTAACAATCTCTGGTTCATAAATATGAAGTCATTTAAAGATCTACGGTATGACCTCCAAGAAGCTGCCTGGACCAGAAAGGAGGGAAAGAAAAAGTCTGGAGGACTTAACGAGAAGGGAAGAAAATCTTACGAAAGAGAGAATCCTGGATCTGACCTCAAGGCACCAAGCAAGAAGGTTGGAAACCCCCGTAGGAAATCGTTCTGTGCTCGAATGAAGGGCATGAAAGCGAAGTTGACTTCTAAGAAGACGGCACGTGATCCAGACTCCCGTATTAACAAATCCTTACGTGCCTGGAATTGTTGACCTAAATCGTTATAATTATTAGTGAGGATGCCATATGGAAATGAGACTAAACTCGGACGACATTGCACGTTTGATTCGTGCTTGTGAAATGTACAAGGATTATACAGGGTCCGAGTATATGTGGGACGAATACGATCGTCTTGAAAAGAAATTGATGTACTACGAAGAAGAAAATTGCCCTGAGGACTAGGTGTATCGAGAACCACATCTCCAAAAGAAAAGTGATGAATGTGCTGCCCTTTGGAGGGAGTGGGAAACTCTGTGGCGAAAAAAGCATTAGGTGCGCCAGAGGCGAGACGAGCATGGTGTCAATGCTGTGATGAATTTGGTGTGATGGTAAGTCAGGAAGTCAAAACAAACCCACGATACAATAGGCTACAGATAGACCTCAAGAAGGAGGAACCTCCTAGATAAAGTAGTTGCTATAAAGTTATATGAAGTTTTTTCTAGGACTTCTAGCTACAATGTTTCTCGCCCTCCCAGCGTGGGCAGTCGATGTCCAAATGGGATACGACGGAAACCTCGTCTTCGAACCATCCGAGGTTACCATTTCCGCTGGTGAGTCAGTTCATTTTGTTAATAATATGCTTCCTCCTCATAATGTAGTGGTGGAAGATCATCCAGAGATCTCACACGAAGGTCTTGCCATGATGCCTGGCGAAGAGTTCGATGTTGAATTTTCTGAAGCAGGTGACTATACTTACTGGTGTGGTCCCCATAAGGGGGCTGGCATGATCGGTACAGTACACGTCGAATAATGAAAAAATTTAATGAGGTTGTTCTAAACGTCACAGTAGCGATACTTGATTTTTTGTATCAAGGTCGTGACATACAACGCTTTTGGGTGCTTGAGACTATTGCTCGGGCACCCTATTTTGCATTCTTAAGTGTCTTACATTTCAGGGAGTCTCTTGGTCTTAGGACCCCAGAACACTTTGAACTGATGAAGGAACACTTTGAACAGACAGTCAACGAAACAGAACATTTAGAGGAGATGGAACGCCGTGGTGGACATACTGCTTGGATCGATAGGTTCTTTGCTTATCATTTGGTGTTGGTCTACTACTGGATCATGGTTGCTTATTCTGCTTTGCTGCCTAGGTATGCTTACCACCTAAACTCGGAAGTAGAGCTACACGCTTCCGTGACATATGCAAAGTACCTTGTTACATATCCTGACGATCAGAAGATCCTCGATATAATGAATGATGAATTACACCACTACCAAGAGTTAGTCTTGGCTATGGAGAAAATCTGATGTTCAAAGATTGGGGTAAAGGTGTTGAACCACCTAACCACGTAACAAAAGAAGAAGTCCAGGAGATGATCGACGATGCCATACGAAAGCACAATCGTAATGCTGGAATTATCAGCATGTGTGTTGGTTGGGTTGTTCTTGCACTTTTTGCTGAAGGTCTACTTCGACTTATCGGAGTAATCGATCCCGTATTCCCATGGCTCAACATACACTTATAATTGAATGGATAGGTATAATCCTAGCACTTGTGTTTGGGATCACGATGTTCTGCCAAGGACATGCTATCTTCCATGGTAAATACGGGTACAAACACACAGAGCGTGAGAAGAAAAAAATGACTGACGCTCGAAAACAAGTAGAGGATTTATTTAAAAAATGAAAGTAGGAATGATTGGACTAGGTAGGATGGGCGAGGGTATGTCCCGTCGTCTCATTGCTGCTGGTCACGAAGTACACGGATTTAGAAACAATGTTCAAAAAGCTGAGGCACAATATGAAGCGGGTTATATCAGTGGATATACCACTTCTATACAAAGCCTTGTTCAAGTAGTCGGTGACAAAGGTCCTGGCGTCTATATGATGGTAGTACCAGCAGAAACCGTAGAGGATACCCTTAATGAGCTACTACAATTTTGTGTGGAAGGCGATATTATTATTGATCATGGCAATTCCAATTTTAAGGACTCTCGACGGAGGGCGGAAAGGTTGTCTAAGATGGGCATCCAATATATTGACTGTGGCACTAGTGGTGGTGTTTACGGTTTGGAGCGTGGATATTGTCTTATGGTTGGTGGTACAGATACTGCAGTATCCGCTTGCCGTCCAATCTTTGATGCCCTCTCACCAGGCATCGATGCTGCCCCTAGAACCGATGACAGAAGCTACGTCTCACCTGCTGAGCACGGGTGGTTACGTTGTGGCGGTCCTGGAGCAGGTCATTTTGTGAAGATGGTCCACAATGGTGTAGAGTATGGTATCATGCAAGCATACGCCGAAGGGTTCAACATTCTACATGAAGCAAACGCTGGTTCTAAGTATGTCAAAGCAGGAGACGCTGAAGTCGCCCCAATGGACAACCCTGCCGATTATCAGTACGACATTGACGTTGCTGAGGTGGCTGAGTGTTGGCGTCGTGGGAGCGTGGTTGGTAGTTGGTTACTTGACCTTACCGCTGATGTTCTACGGAGCGATCGAGAGCTTAGCAAGTTCGATGGGGGAGTATCAGACAGTGGTGAGGGTCGTTGGACGGTTCACGCTGGTGTGGATCTTGGCGTACCCATTCCTGTTATCAGCAGTGCGTTGTGGGCACGTTTTGAGTCGCGCCGTCTTGGTGCTTTCACAGCCAAGGTTTTGAATGGAATGAGAGCTATGTTTGGTGGTCATGACGTTCGCTGATGTCCTTCTTTGGGGAGCAATACCCTTTGTATTATCCACGATCTATTTCGGGTTTCGAAAGGGTGAAAATGTATACTACGAATCTGACAAATACGATGGCAACGGCACCGCTCACTAAAGGAATTGTTATCTTCGGAGCAACGGGAGACCTTTGTAAGAAGAAACTAATTCCAGCACTATACAAACTCTGGCAGAAAGGTCTTCTGCCAGACAATTTTTTAATTACTGGTTGCTCTAGGAGAGATCCTGGAGCAACGGTGTGGAAAGAATCTCTTGGTGATTATCCTGATGAATTTCTACATCACCTAGACTATATCTCAGCGGACTTAGACAATGCTGATACTCTTACTCACCTTCCTAATTACCTTCACGATAATACTTACTTTCTTTCTGTACCCCCAGAAAGGTATGCTAACGCGATTATCAATCTCAAAGAGACAGGTAGACTCGATGACCCCGAAGCATCCCGTGTGGTTATTGAGAAACCCTTTGGGTACGATTATAAATCTGCTGATCGTCTACAGTCTGTGGTGGAGCGACATCTACGGGAAAAACAAGTCTATCGCATTGACCATTATCTTGGCAAAGATACTGTTAATAACATACTTGCTACTAGGTTTAGTAATATTCTGCTTGAACCACTTTGGAATCGTCAGTACATAGACGAGATCCAAATCTTTGCTTCTGAGACTATCGGATGTGAAGGTCGCTCACAATACTATGAGACTGCTGGTGCTGTACGTGACATGCTACAGAACCACATTCTACAAGTTCTAGCGTTGATCGCCATGGAACCCCCAAGCAAGATGAATGCAAGGGAAATCAGACGTGAGAAGACAAAGGTACTCGCCGCTACTAGAATGAGCGAGAACATTATTCTTGGACAGTACGATGGCTACCGTAGCGAAGAGGGCGTTGATCCTCACAGTGGTACTCCTACCTATTTTGCTGGCTCTCTTTTCGTCGATAACTGGCGTTGGGAGGGCGTTCCTTTTAACGTCATGACAGGAAAGAAACTACCATATCAATGTGTAGAGGTAGTCATCAAACTCAAAGCACCACCGCTAAAGTTATATGAAGGAGAAGTCAAAGACCGTATCGTCATGCGTCTACAGCCTAATCCTCATCTCGATATCCGTATGGATATTAAGTCACCTGGGCTCAATGACGACTTGGAAGTGGCAACA